CGTTTTTTCCGTGTACGGGTCTGGAGGTGTTCGNGATGGCCGGCAGAGGACCCGCGCCGAAGCCGGCGCATCTGCGGCAGAGGCGCAACCGAAAATCGACAGCGGCGACCCTGGAGATACCCCCCGAGGGGGAGCGGCGGCGCGCGCCTACTCTCCCCAATCCCGATGGGCGTCGGTGGCACCGGCTCACCCGGGCATGGTGGCGTCGGGTGTGGCAGTCGCCGATGGCCAGTGAGTACCTGGAGACCGACGTCGACGGGCTGGCTAGGCTAGCGGTCCTCGTTGACGACTACCACAAGGCCGACAACCCGAAGCTCCGCAAGGAGTTGTTGCAGGAGATCCGGCTTCAAGAAGCTCGCTTCGGTCTGTCTCCGGTGGACCGGGCGCGGTTGCACTGGGAGATTGCCAAGGGCGAGGAGGCCGAGCGGAAGAGGCCGCACCGGCCTGTGGAGGAGGCACAGCAGCAGTCGCCGGCTGGTGACCCGCGGGCGCTTCTGCGGGTGGTGAAGTAGCGTGGCGGTACTCATGGTGCCTGACGACGGCGACCAGCTGTGGCCGACGCTGGGGCCACAGGTCTGCGATTTCATCGAGCGCTACCTTGTTCACGGCCCTGGCGACCTGCGCGGGCAGCCGGTGCGGCTGGACGACGAGAAACGGGCGCTCATCTACCGGATGTACGAGGTGTACCCGAAGGGCCACCCGCTGGCCGGCCGGCGCCGGTTCAAGCGGGTTGTTTTGTGCCTGCCAAAAGGGGTGGGCAAGACCGAACTGGCGGCCTGGATTGCCGCCTGCGAGCTGCATCCAGAGGCACCGGTGCGGACGGTTGGATGGACGCGCGACGGGGAGCCAATCGGCGGTCCGGTGACAGACCCATACATCCCGCTGGTCGCCTACACCGAGGAACAGAGCGACGAGCTGGCTTATGGAGCGCTGAAGGCGATCTTGGAGGAGTCTCCGCTTCGGGATGACTTCGACATCGGCCTGGAACGCATCATGCGCCGTCGTGGCGACGGCAAGGCGGTGTCGCTGGCCTCGGCCCCGAGCGCCCGGGACGGTGCCCGGACCACCTTCCAGGTCTGTGACGAAACGCACTGGTGGACATCACCGAGGCTCCGCCAGGCGCATACCACGATGATGGCCAATCTGCCCAAGCGGCGGGCGGCCGACGCGTGGATTCTCGAAATCACCACGGCACCAGAGCCAGGCGCTGGGTCGGTGGCTGAGGACGCCATCGAGTACGCCCGGGCTGTGGCCGACGGGCGAGTCAAGGACGCCAAGCTATTCTTCTTCTGGCGGTTCGCCGGCGACGGCCACGACCTGGAGACCGAGGAGGGGTTCCGGGCGGCCGTTATTGAGGCGTCTGGCGCAGCTGCCGCGTGGCGGGACATCGACGCTATCGTGGACCTGTGGCGGGACCCGACCGCTGACCGCCGGTACTTGGAGCGCGTCTGGCTGAACAGGTTGGTGAAGTCTGGGCGCCAGGCGTTTGACATCGAGAAGTGGCGCTCGTTGGCCAGGCCCGAGTCGCCCGTTAAGGACGGCGACCTCATCACCATCGGGTTCGACGGTGCCCAGTTCCACGACTCAACGGCGATTGTCTGCACACACGTCGAGACGGGCTACCAGTGGCTGGCTGGCTTGTGGGAATGCCCGTTCGGCCAGGAAGACACGTGGCAGGTTCCAGCCGAAGAGGTCGATGCCGTCATCGCCGACCTCTTNGAACGGTACGACGTGTGGCGAATGTATGCCGATCCACCCTACTGGCAGTCCTGGGTGGCGGCATGGGCTGGGCGATACGGAGAGACGCGGGTCGTTGAGTGGTGGACGAACCGACGCAAAGCAATGGCGTACGCGCTAGAGGCNTTNGAGACNGCNATNAACGAGGGCGCGATGTCGCACAGCGGCGACCGGCGCTTGGAGCGGCACCTGGGCAACGCCCGGCGCAAGGACCTGCCGCAGAAGACAGAGGATGGGCGGCCGTTGTGGCTCATCCAGAAAGAGAGGCCGGACAGCCCGCACAAGATTGACGCTGCGATGGCGGCTGTTCTGTCCTGGGAGGCCAGGATGGACGCCATTGCCGCCGGTGCGCTCAAGCGGCAGAGCGTGTATGAGGAATCTGGCTTCAAGGTGGTGTAGGTGTGGCGATGCCGCAGCAGACGCTGTTCAACCGCACAAAGCAGTGGCTGCGCCGCTTCACGCTGCGCGACCAGGAAGCCCGGGAGCTGTTCGTCGGGTCAAAGGTGCGGGCGGGAGTAGCCGTCAATCAGGCGACGGCTATGACCTACTCGGCCGTCTACAACGCCGTCACCATCTACGCCCAGACCATCGCGTCCTTGCCGCTCCACCTGTACAGGACACGTCCCGACGGCGGCAAGGAGCGGGCGACGGACTACCCGCTCTACCGGGTGCTGCACGACCGGCCAAACCCGCTCTTGGACAGCTATCGTTTCCGGGAGCTCATGATGGTGTACCTGCTCCTGTGGGGCAATTTCTACGCCGAGGTCATCGAGCGGGACGGATACGAAGATGAGCTCTGGCCCATCCCGCCGTGGCGGGCGCAGCCGCAGTTGATGGCTAACGGCCGGGACATTCAGTATCAGGTCACCCTGCCTGACGGGCGCTCTGCGGTGCTGCCGCGTGAGCGCGTGTTCCACGTCGCTGGCATGGGCTTCGACGGTCTGAAGGGCAAGAGCATCATCAGCTTGGCCCGGGAGTCCTTGGGGCTAGGCATGGCGGCCGAGGCGTTTGGCGCTCAGTTTTTCGGGTCCGGCGCCAACATGGCGGGAGTGCTGGAGCACCCTGGAAGCCTGTCGGATAAGGCTCATGAGCGCCTACGGCAGCACTGGAAAGAGCTTTATACCGGCCTGGATAACGCCCACCGGGTAGCCATCCTCGAAGAGGGGATGAAATACACCAGGATTGGCATCCCGCCGGAGGACGCCCAGTTCCTCCAGACTCGGGAATTCCAGGTCGAGGAGGTGGCGCGCTGGTTCAATCTGCCGCCGCACATGCTCAAGGACCTGCGCCGCTCGACATTCAGCAACATCGAGCACCAGGCACTGGAATTCGTCAAGTATAGCCTCCTGCCGTGGCTTCGTCGCATTGAAGCGGCCATCAAGCACCAGCTGCTGGCCGGGGCCGACGAGCAGGACCTGTTTGCCGAGTTTGTTGTCGAGGGCCTGCTGCGTGGCGACATCGAGAGCCGCTATCGGGCCTACGCGACGGCCCGTCAGTGGGGCTGGATGTCAGCCAATGACATCCGGCGGCTGGAGAACCTGGATCCCATCGAGGGCGGGGACGTTTACCTCCAGCCGCTCAACATGGTGCCGGTCGGCACGACGCCGCAGGCGGAACGAAGCGCGGATTCCGGCTGGGGACCGCACGAGACGCGGTCTCTACGGGGACGTTTGCGTCTGCGGGATGCTTATCNCCCTGTCGTGGAGGACGCGGCGGGCCGGCTGGTGCGGCGCGAGGTGTCGGAGTTGCGCCGCCGGGCCCGGCGCATCTGGGCGCAGGGCGGTGCAGAAGAGTGGCAGCAGTTCCTGACCGAGTTCTACCGCGACTTCGTGCCGGCCGTCGTCCGCACGATGGAGCCGGTGCTGCGCTCGCTGGCCGAGCAGGCGTATGGCGAGGCCATGGACGAGATTGGGGCCACTGACGCCATGGGGCCAGATTTCGAGCGCTTTGTCCGGGACTACCTCGAAGCCCTTGGTGCTCGCTGGCGGCGGTCGTCCGAGGGGCAACTGAAGCGGGCGCTTGAAGATGCCGGCGACGACCCGCTGGCGACCATCGAGGCAAAGCTGGACGCTTGGGAGCAGAGCCGGGCAAGAAATATCGCCAGGCGAGAGGTAGTTCGCGCCAGTGAGGCATTTGCGAAGGCCGCCTGGGCGCTGGCCGGTGTCACGGCGGTACGCTGGAGCGTGACGACGGAAGACTGTCCATTCTGTGACCACCTGGAGGGCCGGGTAGCCAGCATATCGGGTTGGTTCGCCCAGGCAGGGGACACCCTTGGCGCACCCGACGGTGGTGGCTTGGTGGTTCGCGGCAACATCGGCCACCCGCCGCTGCACGACGGTTGCACCTGCGCGCTGGTGCCGGTGGTTGGTACGAGGAGCGTCGCGCGTGCTGACGTTGAGTTAGTGCTGCGCTCCTTGCTGGAGCAGGCAGGAGAGGAGGAATCGCCATGCCCGTCCCACGAGATGTGAGCAGGGACCTTGCCGATAGGGACGAGACGTGGCGGGCGCCCACGCTGTCGGACTTCACGGACCGGGCGTGGGAGGAACTGTCCGAAGCCGAGAAGCGCCGCATCGCCGGGCATTTCGCATGGATGCCCGATTCGCCGCCCGAGAGGTTTACGGACCTGAAGCTGCCCCATCACCGCCCGTCTGATGGCCGGGTGGTGTGGCGTGGCGTCGTCGCGGCCATGGCGGCGCTGCTGGGCGCCCGCGGCGGCGTGGAAATCCCCGACAGTGAGCGGCGGGCGGTGTACGAGCACTTGGCCTCGCATTACCGCCAGTACGGGGAGGAGCCGCCGGACTTCCGGGAGATCACGTTTGACCCGCACGGCCGGGAGCGGCGCAGTCTGCCGCTGGAGACGCTGGAAGTGCGGGCCGAGGACGGCAAGCGGAAAATCGTCGGCTATGCCGCCGTGTTCGAGCAGCTGAGCGAGCCGCTGTACGGCGGCTTTCGGGAGAAAATTGCCCGCGGGGCCTTCAAGAAGACGATCCGCGAAGCGGACGTGCGGGCGCTTTGGAATCACGATCCCAACTACGTCCTTGGCCGCACCAAGAGCGGCACACTGAAGCTACACGAGGACGACCGGGGGCTCGCCATCGAGATCGACCCGCCCGACACTCAATGGGCCAGAGACCTGATGACGAGCATCGAGCGCGGCGACATCGACCAGATGTCGTTTGGCTTCCGCGTTGTGAAGGACGACTGGGAGCGCAAACCCGACGGCACGATCATTCGCACCCTCAAAGAGGTGCAGCTGTTCGACGTGTCGCCGGTGACGTTCCCGGCGTATCCTCAGACCTCGGTGCAGGTCCGCGATATGCTGCGGGCCCTGGACGAGCCGAGCCGCCCCGAAGGGCACTCGGAGCGCATCAGGCGCCTGCGGCTGAAGTTGGACCTCATCGAGAGGTCGCTATAACACCAGCAAGGAGCCGCCCGATAGGGCGGCTTCACTGTTTCGGGAGGGATACACATGGACCGCGAACACATCAACGAGTTGAAGCGGCGTCGCAAGAAGCTGGTCGATGAAGCGCGGCAGATTCTCGACCAGGCCGAGAAGGAAGACCGCGACCTGACCGGCGAGGAGCAAGAGAAGTACGACCGCCTGATGCGCGAGGTTGACACCCTTGGCCAGCGCATTGAGCGGGCAGAGAGGCAGTTGGAGGCCGAGGGCAAGCTGGACCGCGGCTTGCCTGCGCCGGTGGCGCCGGCCCAGCCCGGCGAGGAGCCGGCGGACGTGGAGGACCGGGCGGCCCGGCCCCGGGCGTCCCGGGAGTACCGCGACGCCTTCTGGTCCTACATCCGCCGCAGCCTGTCGGGCATGTTGCCCCACGAGGTCCGCACCCTGAACATCGGGACGGACGCGGAGGGCGGCTACCTTGTGCCGGACGAGTTCCAGCGTGAACTGGTGCAGGCTCTGGCCGAGCAGAACGTCATGCGGCAGATCGCTCGGACCATCCAGACCGGCTCTGGCGACCGTCTGATTCCCGTCGTGGTTGACCATGGGCAGGCGCAGTGGATCGGCGAGTCCGCCGCCTATCCCGAGTCCGACGCCGAGTTCGCCCGCGTCACGCTTGGTGCCCACAAGCTGGCTCGCATCACCCGCGTGACCGAGGAACTCCTGAACGACTCGGCTTTCGACATCGCCGCGTTCCTCACCCAGGCGTTCGCCCGTACCTTTGGCGATGCCGAGGAAGCCGCGTTTGTCAACGGCGACGGCAACGGCAAGCCGCGCGGCGTGCTGCTAGACGCGCAGGTCGGTGTGACCGCGGCAGCTACGACCGCCATCACGGCGGACGAGCTGATCGACCTGTTCCACTCGCTCCGGCCGCCTTACCGCGCCCGGGCGAACTGGCTGATCCACGACTCGACGGCCGCTGCGATTCGTAAGCTGAAGGACAACGATGGCCAGTACATCTGGCAGCCCGGTCTGCAGGCGGGCGTTCCTGACATGCTGCTGGGCCGGCCCGTGCGGTACTCGCCGTTCATGCCGACCATCGGCGCCGGTGCGAAGCCGGTCGCCTTCGGCGACTTCAGCTACTACTGGATCGCTGACCGTCAGTCCATCGGCATCCAGCGGCTGGTCGAGCTGTACGCCGCTCAGGGCCAGGTCGGCTTCCGCATGTTCGAGCGGGTGGATGGCCGGCTCGTGTTGCCGGAGGCCGTCAAGGTCCTGCAGATGGCGAGTTGATTGGTCATGCTGGTGCGAGTGCTCAAGAGCGTCGCGGGGCTGGGCTTTGCCCATGCCCCCGGCGCTCTCGTTGAGCTGGACGACGAAGAGGCGCTGCGCTGGATTCGCGGTGGGTTGGCGGAGCCGGTGCGTGAGGCGCCGGTGGAAACAGCGACTGCGGCGCCGCTAGAGCAGGCGGTAGCGCGATCCAAGCGCCCTGCCGCGAGGCGAAAGGAAGGGTAGCGATGGCTTGGGCGTTGGTGCAGGTGACGGCGCCAGCGGAGGAACCTGTCTCGGTGCCGGAAGCCAAGCTCCATCTGCGGGTTGATGGCGACCAGGAGGACCAGTGGATTGCCTCCGTCATTGCCGTTGCCCGGGAGCACGCTGAGACCATGCTGGGCAGGAGCTTGGTCGAGCGTACCTGGCGTTTGTCGCTTGATAGGTTCCCTCTCGGTCGCGTCATCCGCCTGCCCAGGCCACCGCTACAAGCCGTCACCAGCGTGACATACACAGCGCCCGACGGCAGTCAGCATGTGCTGGACGAGGCGCTGTATGATGTGGACACTGCGTCGGAGCCCGGGCGCATTGTGTTGCGACCCGGTGCCTCCTGGCCAGAGACGGCGAACAAGCCGGGAGCAGTCCAGATCGTCTACGCGGCTGGATACGGTGCCGCGGCCAATGTGCCAGAGGCATTCAAGCATGCCATCCTGCTTCTCGTTGGGCACTGGTACGAGCACCGAGAGCAAGTAGTTGTCGGCTCCAATGCCGCCACACTACCTTTTGCGGTTGAGGCGCTGTTGCGACCCCACCGCATTTTCGCGTTCGACCCGGCGGGTGAGGCGGTATGAGTCCGGCTGGAGCGCTGCGCCACCGCATCGAAATTGGCCGCTACACGTCTGGTATCGACGAGTGGGGCAACCCTACCGGACCGCAGTGGCAACCCGTGGTTACGCTCTGGGCCGCCGTCGAGGCTCTGGCGGGTCGCATGTACTTCGNGGCCCAGCAGACGGCCCTGCAGTCTGATCATCGTGTCACCATCCGTTACCGCGCCGGCATCGAGCCCGGGATGCGGCTGCGGCACGACGGTCGGGAGTGGGAGATCCAGGCCGTGCAGGACCGCGATGGTCGCCGGCGGTGGCTGACGCTCCTCTGTAAGGAGGTGCGGCCGGCGTGAGGATGCAGATCCGCTTTCGCGGCCCGACACCGGAGGAGATCCGGCGCAAGCTGGAGTTGCTGCCGCAGGAGGTCACGGGCGCCGCCTTGCGCGAGGCCGCTCTAGAGGGTGCCGAGGTCATCCGCGAGCAGGCTGTCCGCAATGCCGAGGCCATCAAGGACACCGGGACGCTCGCCGAGGATATCCACGTCGCCATCGACGAGCGCAAGACCACCAACACCAAGGCAACGGCCATCGTTGGACCGGGAGACAAGGGCTGGTACGGGCGCCTCGTCGAGTACGGCCACGACATCGTGGTCGGCGGCCGCAAGCGCGGGCGTAAACGCGGGCGCGTGGTCGGTCGGGTGCAGCCTAAGCCCTGGCTGCGACCGGCCGGCGACGCCAAGAGGGCTGAGGCGGAGCAGGTCGCCATGCAGGCGCTGCTTAGGAGGCTGCAAAAGGTATGGCGACGCAAGTAGAGCCGCGCGAGGCGCTTTGGCGCCACCTGCGGGACGACCCGGACATAGCCGCTCTCGTCGGCGACCGGATCTACCACCAGGTCCGGCCCGATGGAGCGGCTTTTCCATGCATCGTCGTCTTTCCGATTTCGGACGTCCCGAGACGGTACTTGGGCGGGGTCGCTTGGCGCGAAGCGCGGGTGCAGCTGACAGTCATGGGTACAGTTGAGCCCGACGTTTTTTTGGCGCCGCGGTCGCTCAAGACTGCCGAGCAGGTCGCCCGGGCAGTGCAGGCTTCGGTCGAGGGGTTCTCCGGCCTGATGGCTGGGGCGTTGCAGGTCATCGATTGCCGAGTCGAGGGCGCGGAGTCTGTGCTCCACGACTATGACGACGGCTCGTTTCAGGCGTACATCGACGTCGATGTGGTATTGACGTACAAGACCAGCTAGGAGGGATTCAGATGGCCGAGACNACTGGCCTGCGGACCAAGTTTTACCGGAGCGAAGACGGCACGACGTTCACCCTCATTGGGCAGCTCGCAAATGTAAAGCCGCCCAGCAAGGAACGACAGATGACCGAGGTGGAGGAGCTAGATCCGCCTGGGGATGTGCCGAAGAAGCTGGCGGGATTGCTGAACGTTGGGGACGTCACGTTGACGCTCAATCTGGATCCTGAGAATCAAGGGCACTTGGCGCTTGACGAAGACGTTGATAGCGGCGAGGTGCGGACGTTCCGCATCGTTCTGCCCGTCGGCTATGGTTGGACCTTCCGCGCCATCGTTTCGAATTTCGACCCACAGGAAATCGGGCCGAACGATGTTGTGCAAGCCCAGGTGACGTTGAGCGTCGTCGAGAAGCCCCAGTTTGGGCCGATCGTGGAGGGCTAACGAGCGAGGGGGCGGGGCAACTCGCCCCTCGCCGCACCTCTCATGAATTGCATGGAGGGATAGCATGAGCAATCAAACCCCTGCTTGGTTGGCGGCCCTGGAAGCGGCCATCCCGGCGCCGCAAACTGAGACTCGCGTCATCGCTGGCCACGAGTACACCATGCGGGCCATGACGGCCGCCGAGCGTGACGAGTGGGAGCGCGGCATGGTGGAGTTCGAGGGCGAGGGGCGCAATCGCAAGCTCAAGATGCGCCTGCCCGACAACATGCGGGCGAAGCTGGTCGCCAAGTGCCTGGTGGCCATCGACGGCACCGACATTCCTACTGACCGCCAGACCCGGGCGCTGCTGGAACAGCGGTTGGGTCAGTTGGACGCGCGGACTGTTGGGGAGCTCTTTGATTGGGCGCAGGAACTCAACGGTCTGACTGACGAGGCGTTCACCGAAGCGGCGGGAAACTGAGGGCCAACCCCACCCGCCGCTTCATGTTCCGGCTGGCGCTTGCGCTAGGCATGACGGTGGCGGAGTTGGGGCAGAGGATGTCCTCCGCGGAGCTTACCGAGTGGATGGCATTTTTCGGGCTTGAACCCTGGGGGACAGAGGTCGAGGACTGGAGAGCGGCGATGGTGGCCTCGGTGATTGCTAACGTCAACCGGGACCCCAAGAAGCGTAAGCCGTACGAGCCAAAAGACTTTATGCCGCGTTACGAGCCGCAAGTGCAGGAGCAGTCGTGGGAAGAGCAGGCGCGACTCTTGGCGCTTGCATTTGGCGGAGACATCGAGAAATTGCTACGTGAGTAACCAGTGTCGCCGGCGCCGAGTCCATAGTGACGCCGTACCGACCGTGGACCGAATGGAGAGGTGACGAAGCGGAAATGGCAACCGTAAGCACGTTCAACATTGCACTGGTGGCNAGCACCGGCCGCTTCGTCTCCANNATCGCCCGCGCCGAGCGGCAATGGAACCAGTTTGCCCGCTCGGTCCAGCGTCAGGCTAAGGTGCTACCCAAGGCGATCCAAGAGGTCGTACCAGCGAGCCTCGCCCTCGGTCGCAACGTCAGCAAGTGGGCCGCCGTCGCAACGGCGTCCCTTAGCGCGCTAAGTGGGGCCGGCATAAAGCTGGCCGCCGATTTCGAGCAGGCGCAAATCGCCTTTGAGACCATGCTTGGTTCTGCCGAGCGCGCGGAGCGATTCTTGCGCGAGTTGGAGGTCTACGCGCGCAAGACTCCGTTCGGCTTCACCGGTCTCCAGCAAGCGGCGCGGCAACTCCTTGCCTATGGCTTTACAGCTGATCGCGTACTCGCCATGATCGAGCCCATCGGTGACGCGGTGGCGGCCATGGGCGGCAGTAACCAAATGTTTGAAGCCATCATTCGAGCGCTTGGTCAGATCCAGGCCAAGGGCAAGCTTGCCGCGCAGGAGTTCCTGCAGCTTTCTGAGCAGGGCATCCCGGCGTGGCAGTTCTTGGCCGACATGTTGGGCGTGACCATCCCCGAGGCCATGGACATGGCCAGCCGTGGGATGGTGTCGTCTGCCGTGGCCATTGAGGCCGTGCTGACTGGCATGACGCGGCGATTCGGCGGAGCCATGGCCAGGCAGGCCCAGACGACCCGCGGCATGTGGGAGCGCATGTCTGACTCCATCGTGACCATCATCCGCAGCTGGGGCCAGGACGTGATGCGTATCACGGGCCTGGCGGCAGCGTTTGCGACGCTTACGGAGGCCGTCGAGCGGTTCGCCGATGCGGTGTCGCTACATGGATTTATCGGTGCGCTGCGAGAGGCGTTCCCACCGTGGTTGCAGCCCGTCATTGTCGCCATCGCCGGCGCCATCGTCGGCGGTCTCGTGCCGGCCATCGTGGCCTGGCTCATCCCGGCCCTTAAAAAGCTGGGCGTGAGTCTATGGGCCACCATTCGCCCGCTGCAGGCGTGGATGCTCGTCGGCGCCGCTGTGGCTGTGATGGTCTACACACTCGCTAAATGGTGGGGCAACTTGGGCGAGCTGGGGCAGCGGATTTGGACGGGCCTGGGTGCCGTGGCGATGATGGGTGCCGCCATGTTTACCCGCGGCGTCGCCCTCATCTATCAGTCGCTCGCGTGGCTCATCCCCGGGATGCAGGGCGCGGCCCAGCAGGTCATGGCGCTGGCCGACCAGCTGCGCAATGCGGCAATACAAGCGTGGCAGTCTGCCACGTCGACAGCGCAAGTGGCACAGTCGGCGCATGAGACGGCCGCGGCGGCCGAAGAGGCCGCCTGGGGCCAGGAACGGCTGGCCGAAGGGTTGGAGCTTGCCCAAAAGGCCGCCAGTGCTGGTGTGCAGTCCTTCGATGAGGTCCACCAGGTTCAGGAGGCCATGTCGTCGGGCCTGGTGCTACCCGACTTTGTGTTGCCGGATTTTGTCCTGCCCGACGTCAGCGCCACGTCGGCGCTGGCTGAGGGTCTACAGGCCGTAGACAACGCAATCGACGGCATCGCTGAGTCGGCCGCCGGGGCCTGGCAGCGGTTGACGCAAGCGATGGAGCCGGTGCGCGACATGGTCGAGCGACTCCGCGCCGAGTGGCCGGAGTTGGGTCGCATCTTGGAGGACGTCGCGTCGGTCATCATGGCGGTCCTGGTTCCNGCNCTTGTGGTGCTGGTGGCTCGCTCGGTGTGGGCNGCNACNCAGACCGCNNTNGCNTGGGTGACGATGAAGGCCGAGGTCATCGCCAGTGCAGCCGCCCAAGTTGGCCAGATGGCGCTCGTCGCGGCACGCTGGGTGTGGCTTGGCGCCGTGGCTATGGCNCAGGGNGCCCGNGTNGCGGCNGGTTGGGTCATCGCAATGGGACCGATTGGCTGGGCGATTGCCGCGGCGGCTTCGCTGGCGGCGGCAATCTGGTACTACTGGGATGATATCGTGGCCGCCGTAGCCACGGCACAGGCGTGGTTTGACGCCAACGTTGGGCCGGTGTGGGAGCGGGTCAAAAGCGCCGTGCTCGAGGCATGGGAGACCCTGCGCAACTCGGCCAGTGAGGTATGGGCCGCCATCGAAACCGCGGTGCGTACCGTCATCGATTGGGTGACGGTGGACGTGCCGGCGGTATGGGAGGACGTTAAGAACGCCGTCAGTGAGGCTTGGCACGCTCTAGCAGGTGTTGCTAGCGAGGTATGGCGTGGAATCAAGTCGACCATCCAAGCTGTCCTCGACTGGGCTGACCAGACCATCGGTGCTGTGTGGGAGACAGTCGCCAACGCTGTGACGGGCACCTGGAACGCTCTCGGACAAGCCGCCGATGTGGTATGGGCGGGTATCAAGGCCGCTGTGTCGGCTGTCTGGGAGTGGGCCGAACAGAACGCCGCTGCGGTGTGGCAAGGCGTCACCGGTGCCATCCAGCAGGCGTGGGACGGGCTGTCCAGCACCGCGACGACAGTCTGGAACACCATTAAGCAGCCCATCGAGGCCGTCTGGAATTGGGCCGGCGAGCAGGCATCNGNGATTTGGGGCGCCGTGTCGTCTGCCATCACGTCCGCTTGGTCCACCGTCGAGGACGCGGCGGGCCGGGTATGGGACGGCATCAAANCGACCATCAACACCGTTTGGGCCTGGGCGTCGGAGCAGGCGGNCGCCGTGTGGAGTGGTGTTTCTGGTGCCATCACCGCTGTTTGGGATGGCCTGGCTGCCGTCGCAGCGACGACCTGGCACTCCATTAAGCAGCCCATCGAAGCCGTCTGGAATTGGGCCAGCGAGCAAGCGTCGGCGGTGTGGGGCGCCGTATCAACGGCAATAACGTCTGCATGGGCGACGGTCGAGGACGCTGCAGGCCGGGTGTGGGATGGCGTCAAGGCGACCGTCAATTCCGTGTGGACCTGGGCGTCGGAGCAGGCCGGTGCTGTGTGGAGCGGCGTTGCGGGTGCCATCACCGCGGTCTGGGATGGCCTATCGGCTGCCGCAACAGTGACCTGGGATGCGATTCGCGCGGCCATCTCGGCGGTCTGGAGCTGGGCGGAGACCCAGGCCAGCGCCGTGTGGACGGCCGTCCGCAGCGCCATTGAGGCCGCGTGGACGGCTCTGGCCGAAACGGCGACAACCGTCTGGCAGTCCGTGCGCACCGCCATCGAGGACGTGTGGACGTGGGCCGAATCGACCGCAGCCAGCGTCTGGCACGCCGTGGCCAGCGCAGTCACGAGCGCATGGGATGGCCTGGTTGCTAGTGCCAAGAGNACATGGACGTCGATTAGGGCCGCCGTCGTGGACGGATGGGAGACGGCGAAGAACACCGTCTCTGACATTGTAGCGGCCATCGAGAAGGCCATTGACGACATGGCTAAGAGCGTTGAGCGAGTCGTTACTGACCTGCGTAATAAGGTCATCGGTTGGTGGGACGACCTGAAGAGGGCCGTCGAGGAACGCACGAGCGGGTTGGTGAGCGCGGTCAACAAGGCATGGGAGTGGCTGTATGACGTGCTCGTTGGCCACTCTGTCGTGCCGGACCTAGTTNAGGATGTCACCAACTGGTTTCAGCGAATGGGCACGCACACGACTGGCATCACCGGGAACATGATGCAGTCGATGACGANCCAATTCGGCCAAGGCTACAGCACCATTCTCGGCCAGTCGCAGACCTTCGGCGGCGCCATGATGGGCTGGGCCGGGACGCTGAGCACCGGCCTTCAGGCGGCCTTCACCCAGGCGTTCCAGGGCATTTTGAACGGCACCATGTCCATGAGTCAGGGTGTTCAGTCCGTGCTGAGCGCCCTCGGCCAGTCGGTGCAGCAACTGCTGGTCAACCGGTTGGCACAGGCGGCCAGCCAGTCGCTTGGCACATTTGGCCAGTGGGTTGTGGGTGTGCTATCGCAGGTTGGCGCCGTCATCGTCGGCGTCATTCAGCAAGCCTATGCAACGCTCGTGGCGTTTTTTGCCTGGAGTGGCCCCCTTGCCCCGATTCTGGCCGGCGGCGTCATCGCGGCGGCCCTGGCCGGAATCGGCTCCATCGCCAGTCAGGTCCTGGGGTCCATCCGTATCCCCGGCCTCGCTCAGGGCGGTATCGTGACCGGGCCTACGCTGGCGATGGTCGGCGAGGGCTACCGCCGGGAGGCCGTCATCCCGCTGGAGCGCGACAACGTCATCGCGGAGAGCGTCGGGCAAGCCGTGTTCGAGGCGATGATGACGGCCGAGCGGTTCCGCCGGGCCTCCGGCGGCGAGGCGGCAGGCGGCCAGCGGGAGGTCGTTCTGCGCATCGACGGCGCGACGTTTGCGCGGCTACTTTTGCCGCACCTACAGCGTGAGGG